ATTGACGGAATAGGATCATCTGTAATACTTGTTGTACCACTTGTTGCCCAACGTGCGTCTGCAAATAGTACACCAGTTGAACTAACTTGGTCGGTATTATCAATCAATACCCACTGATCTGTTCCACCTGAAAGCTCCCAACGATAGATTACTGGATAGTTCTCTAAGTCAGTAGTATCAATCCAAATATCACCGTATACCAATGCTGTTCCGTCACTTTGTACTGTTGGAGCAGATGCTGAAACAATAGGGCCATTAGGATCAGTTGTGTTTGTACCACTAGCAGCCGGGAAACCAGATGAGTCATATGATGTGTTTCTATAACCAATCCATGCGCCACCTTTTTGAACCATAATGTCAACTTGGTTAGTTACACTCCAGAACCAATTTGTATTATCAACTGGTTCAATAGTAGGCTCACCTTCGTTAGCTTCATATGTAAATTCTACCCAATTACTTAATTGAGTCATATATTTTGCTGTAGGTGAACCGCCAGTTTGTGTGATAGTAACTGCTGTGATTGCACCACCTGATACACTTGTTACACGTACTTGTAAGTTGTTAGCTGGACTTGTTCCGCCTAAACTTGTGCCTGCTATAACAATAGCATCACCTACTACATATCCACTACCACCACTAGATACACCTCTATTTGAAGTACCTCCTAGTGTGTAATAATTATATTGTGAGAATATATTAAATGTTGCACCACTACCAACACCAGTAGTTGTAGATTGAGCGGCGCTAGTAAAATTTGCAGTTACAGTAGGACCGTATTTTACACCAATAGTTGTACCTTCAACAAAACCAGCAGTTGTAATTAAACCATTAGATACACCTGTAGAAACATATGATGAATTTACGGTATCATCCATAACAATTTCACCACCTTCAGTATGAGTCAATACAATCGCACCGTCAGTATTAATAGCTGCCGCTGTATACGGAATACCTGTTGCGGCCCATGCTGTTACAAAATCAGTAGCATTAGTATTATCTGCTAGTGTAAAGTTGTATGCACTACTTAATGTAGTTGATCCTGGTGTACTGACATATACATTCATATAGTATGGACCACTGTTGAATGCAGGTGATGTACTATCACTAGTAATAATTGTTGGGCCTGTAGCTAATCTTTCCCAGAAATATAAAGGTGATATACGTGTCGTAACGTTGTAATTATATTGTCCGTATATTGTTCCTGCAGGAATAACTTGACCACCACTAGCATCTAATGCTTCCGTTGCAGACCAATCAGATGTACTTAGTGTTACGTTTTTCAACTGCCATGTTTCAGTAGTTGAATTAAAACGTGACATCTTAGGATTCAACCCATTACCAGCCGCCCCAACTTTAATCCAGACAGATCCAGTTGGTCTAGGTTGTGATTGACTTGTTGTCCATAATGGCATTTGAGCACTAGTACCATAAGCTAATAAAGGCTGATAATACGTAGCTGGAGTGATACCCATGTCAGCCAATGGTGTACCGGAACCTTCTGCTAATGTCATGAACGGAACTGCACCACTACTCAATGTTTGATTACTAAAAATACATAATTTTCCGCTACGCACTTCAGCACGTACAGTTGAATAGTTAGGTGTGTTAATTTCGTTAGCAATACCTTCAACTGTATTATTAGGTGATACTGGTACCGTTATAGTAGTAGACCAAGAACCAGAAAGATTTATAGTAAATGTCTCACCAGATACCAACGTAGGATTAGACGTTGATCCCTGAACTGTCGGAACATCTTCTCTCCAATCACCACCACCTAGTATTATCCAAACATTATTGGAACTCTTATACCAATATGTTCTATCACTACCTGTAGGTGATGTAGTAATTTGTGTTGCGTCTACTGCATAGTCACCTATGTTACCAATACTTGCTAATGGTACACCACCTGACAAATCAGTAGCTTCAGTAATAACGATAGGAGTTTGAAGTGTAAAATTACCTGTAGTTTGATTAAATTCGTAAATACCCCAGGTACTAGTTGTTGTATCTAACCAATATGTACCATTGCTAGGGAATCCTGTTGGACGACCTGTTTGACCTACCAAGCTTGCCAAATCGATATCGGCACGTAAAACGAAACAACGATTTGTAACGCCCAACAAGCTGTATGCAGCCAATAGACCATATTCGTTAAGTTCATAACCTTGGATAGGAGAACCATTAGCTGTTGTATAGAAGAATGGAGTACCATATAGGTTTACTAGATCACGTTGACTTGTTACTTGATATAATTTATTTGCGTTCGCTGCCGTTGTAGCAACAGCAACTCCTGTACCACTAGCGTCAGCTTTGTTTTGTGCTGTTGCTAATACTATAAGAGGGACGGAATTTGTGGGCGCGGGTAAATACTGACTTTGGTCTGTAATCGTTACTTCTACGCCTGGAGATGTTAGTGCCATTTTATTTTTCCTTTATTGTAAAATTATGAGGTTTACCACCTAAAAATGCATATTATTATTTAGTAAAAAAATCAAAAAAGGCTGGTTTAGCGTACCTTCGAAGGTTCCTACTAAATACACTATGTTAAGACCTATATGTAGCTCATGCGGTAAGAATCACTGTGCAGTGAATTATATCCGTGAAGGTGTTACACACTATCGTAGTGGGTGTGATGAATGTGGTCGCAAGAAAAAGAAATTAAAGGCTAGAACACCTAGATGGAAGTCTACTGGATATAAGAAAAAATCCACATGTGATATATGTGGATTTCATAGCACCTTATCTAGTCAAATAACGGTGTTTCACATCGACGGTGATTTAGACAATTGTAAAATGACTAACTTACGTAGTATCTGTCTTAACTGTGTAGAAGTAGTTAAGAAGAAAGAAATTACTTGGAAACGTGGTGATTTAGAAATTGATTACTGAATTGACTTGCTTGTGTAAATCATCAATCGTGCCGTTGTTGTCAATATAGTGGTCATAGTCTAAGCCTACACTAGAATATTCACTGGCATGAACCCTGTTTCTATCTAGTTTAGCTTTACTCAAAGACCAACTCATATTACCATGTTCGCCTTTGTTGTAACTTACTGCGGCATCATACCATTCTGGTGGTTGACCTCTAGTAACTCGCATAGTAATTCCACCTATCTCCTTGATAGATTTAATTTCATTAGCGAATCTACAATCAGTAATCACGATGTTTTCATCAGTTTGGCGTAGTTTGTTTTCAACCCAAATGTCATTATGAAATCCATTGCGACATACTTCAGTTCCCCAGTATTGCAATACCCATCTAGGTGTGATTTCCATACCTAAGCGATTACTCCACCATTCGTCTTTTTGTTCTCTCCATGCTCTGCTGGCTTTAGTGGAACCCTCTAGGTATTCTCTGTTCCAACCAAATACACTAGAGACAGCATCTTTTAATGAGGATGCAAAACTCATTCTTTTAAATCCGTGAAATGTGCAAAGATAGTCAGCAATAGTGTCTTTGCCAGATCCGATTAATCCTGTAACTCCGATAATCATAAAGAAAAACTCCCGTAGTATATAGTATACTACAGGAGTCTTGAAAAGTAAAGAGTTTATTTTAACCTTGTACCCAAGTCAATGGTTGACTATAATCTACATAACGTTTCAATTCTTCTAATAATGCTTCTTGCATTTGTTTAGATTCAGCCTTCATTGCAGAACCATTGAGTGAAGTACCACCACCTGGACCTGCAATAGTACCAAATTTCTCACGGGCTTCACCTATGATACCCTTGAGTGTTGCATATATCCAATCACCAATCCAAACACCAGAACCAGGATCTTGTAACAATGTTGTTTCAGGTTTCTGAATGTCAGCCCAAATTAATACCTTTTCACCACTACCCTTGAAGTCTCTAACAACACGCATTACTTTAGTGACTGGATCAAATGTGTATGTCAAATAGCCACCGAACATACGTGCTGATAACTCTACATATCCTGCATAGAAATCATAAGTTGCTAGACCACCTGCAACGTTATAGTTCAGTAAGTATGTGTTAAGAATAGCACTTGAGAACGGATCAAAGCTACTTGCACCTGGACCTGTTTCTAGACCAACTGTACGTCTGTACAAACATCGAACGTTGATAAACTCTTGAGGTAGTGTGTAAGTATCAACATTCTTTTCTACTGTAAACAGAGTGTATGATTCTGCTGTAGCATTCTGGGCACGTTGACGATATATCTTAATAGCGTAATTATATGCGGCTTCAAAATGCTGTGGGTCTAATTCTAAATCAATAATTCCATCGCCCAAACGCAATCTAGCATTATTAAAAATAGCTTGTTTTAGTTCGTCAAGTGTAAGACCTGATGGTGTAGCAAGTATACTTGCAGTTTGATTTGTCGCTGTTGTCATATTAGTTTCCTGATAGTGTATTTATCAGGAAACATTCGGTCTTTAGATATCGCCTTCTTTGCGATTCTCGGAATAGTGTGCATCAAACTTGCCGCCGGGATAGCGACTTTCCAACTTACGAACGTTCTCATCAATAACGTCATTTGGATCAAGGTTCAATGCTCGGCAAGCATTAATCCAATACCACATAACATCACCAAGCTCACGCTTCAAGTGAAACACTTCTGCATCGGTTAGTGGTTTACCCTGAAAAAACATCTTCTTGGGCACTTCGATAAATTCGCCACCTTCAGCCGCTAGTCCTAGGCAAGCTGTTAGCAATAGTGGAACGTTGATATCAGGACCATGCATGTCAGTTTCAGCATCATAGTTACCGTCAAGTTCATCACAACGGTTCATAAATGTAGTCAAGTCATTGCTTGCTTTGCTTGTTACAGCCTCTACAAAATCTTTGTATTTGTTCAAATCAATATTACTCATTAAAATGCTTTCAAAATAATCATGTGTTCATTAAAGCGTCCATTAGGAGTTGTTGCAACTGCTTTAATATCGTTAAAGTACTTACGAGCCGCGGGCTTGCTTCCCATAACTTCTTTAATTTGTTCACCCGGCTTACGCAGAGTTTTTACTTCAGACTTTGTAGTATCAAAGCCCAATAGTGTATTACCTTTTACAGTAAATGCTTTTGAATAATCATCAGCAATGTAATGATGTAGTTTGCGCTTTGCGCTATCATAAATCCATGCTTCACTTGCACCATGAAGTTTTACAGGACTGATACTTACTAAATCAAGTTTGCTTGCAGTATCTTTGAATGTTTTAAGATACTTGAGCTTAGCCACAATCTTTTCAACAGGTACTGCTTTACGTTGACGAGGAGCCTTGCTTGCTTTCTTAACTGAAATATATGCATTCAAGTCGGTCAATACACTTTCAATGTATTTGATGATATTACGCACTTGAATCTTTGTCAAATAATTATAACCCTCAGACAATTGTTTGTCTAGACCTTTTTGTAGTTCATCAAATTCGTTTTGTTTCTTCTTCCAAACATCAGTAATCAAACCAATATGTTGTGGCATAACATTGAATCGTGCAACTACCTCCATTGTTTTTGAGCTTGCTTTACCGTTCAGAATAAATTCATCAAACATGCCTTCAAGTTCACCTGCGGCATCTTTTGCTTTGTCTCGCAAAATATCCTGAATATTAGGTCTTGTAGGTGCATCAGTCTCAACTTTAATTTCCTCAGGCTTATGAACGATTTTCAATAAGCGGCTGATTTCATTTTCAAGTGTTAGATTTTCGTGTTCGCTAAGTTCTAAACCTCGCAATTTCATTCGTGCTAACCAGCACAGTGTTAGCAAGAATTCATTTTCGTGAATCTTACGCATAATTTTTGCATCATTCGGTCTATCAGTTAAGTCAAGAAACTGAGCCATAAGTTCTTTGGCATCTTTCTTACCATAGAAACGATTATACCAAGTGAACGAACGCATTAACGTGACCCTACGTTTATCCTCGTCCGGTTGTAGTACAAATAACGGTTCGTCTCCGTAATGTTGAACATCTACATCACGTGGATTTAATGCTTTAACTTGACTGTGGTCTTCCGAATTGCGTTTACGTGTTGCCATCAGGCACTCCTTTAATATGATTTAGTTATTATAACACAGCCCATATTTATTGTCAACCTCAGGATTTAACCATAGGGTGTTGCGATAAATACTATTATGCCAAAATTATCCTTATACCGCCCAAATAAGCAGAACGATTACCGTTTCTTCGATAGAACAATATCGGAGCAATTAACTGTAGGTGGAACGGATTTATATATTCACAAATATTTAGGTCCCAATGCGTCTACTCCTTCGATAGACTATACTCAACCACAATATGATGTATTGCGCCCTGAAAATATTCAAGATTTACTATTTCTAGAAAATAGAGATAGAATATACGACACTAATATTTACCGATTGCGTGGACATTACAACGTACAGAATTTAGACTTTGACCTTTCACAATTTGGATTATTTTTAAATAACGACATTATCTTTGTCGTTGTTCACTATAATGATATGATTGATATAATGGGTCGTAAATTAATGGTAGGTGATGTGTTAGAATTACCTCACTTAGTAGATTATAATCCATTAAGAGATACTATTCCAGTTGCATTAAAAAGATTCTATCAAGTAACTGATTCTAATTATGCAAGTGAAGGTTTTAGTCAAACATGGTATCCTCATTTGTGGCGTATCAAATGTGAGCCATTAGTTGATAGTCAAGAATTTAGTCAGATATTACAAGAACCTATTAATCAAGATAATTATTTAGGACTATGGGATAAAGATAGAACATATCCACCGGGTTATGTTATTAGTTACGGTGATAAAAACTATACTAGTATAATTGAAGTACCAATTGGTATAGCACCTCCTAATTCAACATATTGGGAACTAGATCCTAATCAGAATCTCAAAGACATTATGGCTACGTATAATAGAAATATTCAAGTCAATAATGCAATTCTAGATGAAGCCGCTCGTATTGTACCTAAAGCAGGTTATGATCGTTCTAATTTATATGTAGTACCTACATACGGTGAGTATGAGACTGACGCACAATTATCAGGTAAAATTAATCAGCCGGCACCACCTATTAATATCAACACTAACTCTAGCGGAGCTCCTACTCCAGCTGTAGGCACAGTTGTAATGATGCGTAATCCTAAATATAAGAATCCTAGTCCAGCTATTAGGATTAGCAAAGAAGTTGCTATGAGTATTTGGGATATGACTGCTGATACTGATATAACACAGTTAAAATCATTTCAACAAATAAACTTAGAGACAATGCAATTAGCCCCTGAAAGAATAGGCACAGGTTCTGGTCCAGTTGAAGGGGATAGAGTTTTAGTAGTTAACTCACTAGGTGCTATAACAGGGCCGTATGGTACTGCTGATAATACATATGCTACTGCTGACCAAAATCCAGAGTTACCTGGCTTTACTGGTACTGTAAGTCAACAGATGGACTTTAGAGCAGACTGTGATCCTGCATTCCAGTATATTGCACGTAGTACACCTAGAACATTCGGTTATACAATGGGGTACTTAGATGGTGATGGTACTGCTCCTAACGGATTGCCTACTGGCGCAGGTATAGTATTCCCGCAAAATCCTCAAGTGGGTGATTACTTCTTACGTATAGATTATCTACCTAATATATTATATCGTTGGGACGGAAGACTTTGGGTTCGTATCTCAGAGAACGTTAGAACACAAACTGGATTTACTTCACAAGATTTGTCACAGCAATCTAGCTTCATAAATAACAGTAACGTTACTGTACTAACAGATGGTACAACAACTACACAAGCACAACCGTTATCGTCAATATTGACTTTAACACCAGATTCAATACCACCGGTAGTATAACACATGGCACAATTTTTTTACGATAATCAGATCCGCAGATTTTTAATTCAGTTTGCAAAAATCTTTAGTAACTGGCAAGTAACTAAAGGCAAAGACCCTGCAGGAAATGATATCTACGTTCGTGTGCCGGTTATGTATGGCGACAGTAGTAGACAAGCTAGTACTATCATTGCTGATAATAGTGCTAGTAACTTACCAAGTGCACCACTAATTACATTTTATATAAGTGGTTTAGAATACGATCAAAAGAGAACACAAGACCCAACGTTTGTTGATAGAATAAACGTTAGACAAAGAGCTTATAATGCTGATACACAAAGCTATGAGCAAACACAGGGGCAAGCGTTTACAGTTGAACGATTAATGCCTGTACCATATACGTTGCGTATTACTGTTGACTTTTGGACTACTAATTATAATCAAAAATTAGAATTGATTGAACAGTTAGGTACGTTGTTTAACCCTTCATTAGAAATTCAATCCACTGATAACTTTATTGACTGGACAAGTCTAAGTGTTGTATACCAAG